TCAGGTCCTTTCCGGAAACGCAAAACGCGCCACAACGCGCCGCTCCCACGGCGGCGTGAGGGCGCTTTCGACAACTCCATGGCCGCTATAGGCATGGATGAATGTGGGGCAGATGCCGGTTTCGGCCTGCAATCCCAGATGTTTGGCAACTGCCCCGCGACGCATGCGGAAAAGCAGCAGATCGCCCGCCGCCTCCCCATCCAGGGGCTTCGGCGTTAAATGCCTCAGCGCCGCGCGCCACAGCCGCTCATCGCCCTGCGGCTCTGACCAGTCGCGCGTATAGGCGGGCACAGGCTCGGGTTCAGCCCCGAACACTTCACGCCACACCCCCCGCACCAGTCCCAGACAATCAGCCCCCGCACCAGGCCGCGAGGCCTGATGCACGTAAGGCGTGCCGATCCAGCCCCGCGCCACCTCGATAACCGCGCTCATCGCAGGCTGCCGCCGCCGGTCGGCGTGGATCCCCGGCCCGGATAGGCCATCACCCAATCATCGCCGGGAATATCGGGGAACCCCTGAAAATTCAGGAGATTGGAGAACTTCAGGCGACAGGTTTCCAACCGCTTGTCACATCCGGCCTCAAGCCGCACGCGATCGCCCGCGGCAATCTCCGCGCGCAACTCCTCCCACAGCTCGACCCGGCGCTCACCGCCCGCAAACCGGTCGTTCTTGATGACACCGATCAGCCCCTCGGCGGCCCCCGACAGCACGGTCAGCCGCCCGCGTTCAAACCAGCGCGGCGAAAACTCATCGAGCCCGTCAAACACCAGGACCCGATCCTCTTCGATACGGCTCACCGCGCCATCATGGGCATAGCCCGGCACCGCAAGGTCGAACCCGCAGGCGGCATCACCCAGAATAGCCGAACAGGGCCGCTGATAAACACGCCCCTCGGGCCGGTTCATCGGCTCCGCCAGACCTCGCAATTCGACCTGAAAAGCCCCACCCTGGCGCTCAAGCTCCCCGAACGAGCCCTTGAACTGCAGCGCCCGGTTTTCCGGGGCCGACCAGTTCACCAGCCAGGCCTCGACCACCGCGCCGTCAAACCGCCCGGCCAGAATATCCTCCTCGGTGATCGCGGCATCGCTCAGCGCCCCGACGGCCTCGGTATTGTCCACCGACAGGCCCGTGGTCTGGCTCAGCGCCGCCGCCGACAGACCGGTATCGGCCTTGAAGGTGGTGCCCTCGAACGCCAGCGGCACATCATGATCGGTAAACCCATGGGTCACCCCGTCAGCCCGCGTCACCCGCCAACAGCGCGCCACCTCGCTGGCCCCGGTCTGCAAATGCGCCAGCAGCCCCTCATCCGCCCCGCTCATACCCGGATCTCCACGACCGGCACATCCGGTGCCTCGCCCGCCTGAAAACTGGCCTGCGAGGTCTGGATCCGGTCAATATCGAAGCGCACCGGCACGTCGAATTCAAAGCTTGCCGCCACCTCCACGCCTTCATCGGGGGCGTCGTTGAACGCGATCAGCCCGGTCGAATGATCGACCTCGAAATGCGTGCCATAAACCAGCTCGGCCTCATCCAGCCCGGCCACCACGCTGCCTTCCACCGGTTTGGTGATCGGGCGCGCATAGGTCTCGGCCCCCGAGCGATAGACTTTCGCCAGCTGAAACACCTTGGTTTCGCCATCACCCAAACCGATCACATTATCCCTGTAATGCAATGGCTTGGAGGGCGCGGTGCCCTTGAAATCCGACCAGTCCTTCCAGCGAAACCCGTGCAATTGCCCGCGCCTTGCCTCGAAAAACGCGATCAGCGTCTCGATATCGTCCAGCGATCGCATGCCCACGCCCGCATCATAGCGCCGGCGCGAATGTGCCCAGGGGGTGTTGCGCTCCTCGAACCCGTTGGCCAGGGTCACCACCTCGGTGCGCCGCTCCGGGCCCCCAACCGAGCCAAAGCTCAGATTGGTGGGAAAGCGTATTTCATGAAATGCCATCTCTGGGCCTCCCTCAACGATTGCGTTGCCCGCGCGACAGCGCGCGGCCCATCTGGGCGGCAATCTGGCTTTTTGATTTCTGGAACCCCTGCACATCGGGGGTCTGGATATTCATGGTGATATTGACCGGCGCGCCGCCACCCCGGGCCTGCACGCCCAACCGCCCGTCGGCCCCGCGTGTCAGCGGCATGATCGCCTCGGGGCCCGCTTCGCCCATCAGGCCCAGGCCGCCGCGCATGGCAAAATTCGTCGGGCCACTCACCACGCCGCCTCGCGCAAAGGGCGTCACCCGCCCGCCGGAAAAGGCCCCGCCCTTCTCAAACGGCAAGATCCCCGAAACCAGCGCATTGACCCCATTGGCCAGCGCCCCGCCGACGGCGTTCTGCACCGGCCGCATCGCGGTGTTATAGGCGGCATCGACCATGCTTTGGGCCACGCTGCGCAGCGCATCCGACAGCCGCATCCCGTCAAACACCACCCCGTCAAAGGCGCGCCTGAGCCCGGTGCCAAAGGATCGGCTCAGCCCCTGCACCTCGCGGCCCGTATACAGCATGGTCTCCTGCATCGTGCGCAGCTCGCCCTGAAAGGCCGCGACCATCGCCGTGGCCGAGCCAAGCGAAGCCTCCAGCGCCCCCAATTCGGCGTCGAAGCCGTCAATTTCTTCATCCATCGGTGTCGTCCTTCACATCCGCATCGGGAAACCGGGCGGCCAGGGCCTCAAGCCCCGCCCGTCCCATCGGCGCAATGCCGGGCTCGTCGCCCATCAATAGCAGCAGTTCCGCAGGCGTCAGCGCCCAGAACGCCGCCGGGCTCAGCCCAAGCCCCTGCATCCCTGCCCGCATCAGCCCGGGCCAGTCAAACGGCCTGGCACCGCTCATTGGGGCCGCCGAAAGGCCAACGCCAAAAGCCGCGCGGCAACGCGCGCGGCCTCCAGCGGCCCACCGGCGATCTCGGCCCTGCCCAGATCGCTCAGCTCGCCATTCCAGCCGCCCCCCCGCAACCCCGCGCAGATCAGCGCCAGGACATCGCGCGACTTGAACCCGCCCGCCTCGAACCGTTCAACCAGGTCCGCAATGCTTTCCACCTGCAGCCAGGTTTCCAGCTCGGCCAGCGCGCCCAGGGTCAGTTTCAGCACCCTGCGTTCGCCATCGATCTCCAGCGCCACTTCGCCCGCCCAGGGGTTCGCCATGGCTCAGAGCGCCGTGAACGAGAGCAGGCCCGCCGAGGCCAGCGACAGCTCATAGCTCGCCTCTCCGTCATGGTTGCCGGCATATTCGATCGACGTGATCTGAAAGGCCCCCTCGACGGTTCCGAAATCGGGGATGATGACCTGAAATTCCGGCACCTCGCCGTCAAAGAAAATCTGGCGCGCGCGTTCATCGGTGGCCTCGTCGCGGAACACACCCGAGCCCGAGATCGCGGCCGATTTCACCCCGCCGCCCGCCAGCAATTCACGCCAGCCGCCGGCACTTTCCAGGCTGGTCACATCGACCGTCTCGGCATTGAAACTCAACCGCGACGCGCGCAGACCAGCCATGGTCTGAAAGGTCGAGGTGCCATCCAGATCGACCTTGATCAAAAGGTCCTTGCCATTTTGGGCAACCATATCATTCTCCAGTTATATCAGTATATTAGGTTTGAAGGTTCACGCGACGGCTTCGTCCAGACGGGCGCGAAACCAGATATCGATCCGGCGGTTGGCATTGGTTCGCGCGGCCGTCGCGCGATAAAACTGAACCCGGCTCACCCGCCCCCGGCTCAGCGCCAGGGGGGTCGCCAAAACGGCGTCGGACACCGCCGCCGCCGCCTGCTTGGCCAAATGAAACCCGGCCCCCGTTGTGACCACCGAGACGGCAAATTCATGCAACGCGCCGCCCTCAGACCCATCGCTCTTGTCGCGCACCTTCTCGGGGCCGAGCGTGACGTAGATCTCAGGCTCCGGCCCCGGCGGCATCGCGTCATAAACATCCGATCCGACAACCGCCGCCAACCCCGCATCCACGCTCAAGACGCCATAGACCGCCGTCTGCAACGCCGCTGTCATGCCATAGCTCATGCGCCCTCCTCCTCGGTGGCAAAGCAGATCAGAAACCGGCCCTCAGCGTCGGCCTCCGTCACCGCATCAATGGAAAACAACCGGTTGCCATCGCGAAACCGCTGCAACGGCGTCGGCCTGGACGGCGCACCTTGCGGAGCCGCGCGAACGGTAATCTTGAAGCCCATCCGCGCCAGATCGCCGGCCTCCCGGCCTGTCCGGGGCAAAACCTCGCCCCAGACCGTGCCCAGAGGCTGCCAGACCTCGTTATATCCGCCCGCGCCATCGGCGACCCGCTCCGGGCCCTCCAAGAGCAGACGGCGTGACAGGTTTGGCCGCATCATCCGCTCACACCCCGCATTCGCACTGGCCGGTAGGGCTCGATCAGCACCGCGACGCCCATGGCAATGCCCGCTTCACCCGTGCCCTGCGCCTCATAGATATCAGCCGCCTGGATCAGCACCGCCTGACGCAGATCTGCGGGGATGCTTGGCCAGTCCAGCCCAAAGCCCGCCACCATCTCGATCTCGATCGAGCCGCCGCGCGACGGGTTCGGCAGGCTGCCTGTCGCCTCCAGAACCGGGCGATGCGCATCCTTGCGCAGCGTATAGGCACCCGCCGCCACGATCGTCTCGACGCCGCCGCGTGTGATCACCTTGACCGAGGTAATGCTCTGCACCGGGGCCACCGGCAGGGCCTGTTCCTGCGTCGATTTCCAGCCGCTCAGATACCAGGTGAACCCGCGCTGAAAGAGCGCTTTTCCGATCCGGGCTTCGATCGCCGCCAGCGACGCCCGCAGACAGCTTTCCAACTGCGCATCCTGGCTGCCATCATCGGCAAAGCCCGATGCCAGGCGCAGGTGATCGGTAAGTTCGGTCACCGGCAGCAATGCGCTTGGAACCGAGGACATTTCGACCATCATCATATTGTGTTTTCTCCACGAAAGAACTGCCTCAGAAAGTGGCATGGCGGGGCCCTGCACCGCTCATGCGGAGGACAAATGGCTGGAGGCCGCCGGACCCCGCCATGCCGCCCGCCCCGACCCGAACCCGGGCCGGAACGCGCATCCTATGCCTGCAATCCCTGCCGGTTCAGGCGATGCCGAATTTCAGCAACTTGATGGCCGCGAAATCGCTGACATCGCCGCCAACCCGCTTGGTGGCATAGAAAAGCACATGCGGCTTGGCGCTGAAGGGATCGCGCAGAACGCGCAATTCGGGACGCTCGGCAATGGTGTATCCGGCGTCGAAATTGCCGAACGCGATGGCCATCGCATCGGTGGCGATATCGGGCATGTCCTCGGCGATCAGAACCGGATAGCCCATCAGGCGCGCGGGCTCACCGGCGGCCAGGCCATCGGACCACAGGAACCGGCCATCGGCATCCTTCATCTTGCGCACGGCACCGGCGGTTTTCGAGTTCATCACGAAATTGGCGTTGGCGCGATACCGGGCCCCCAGAGAATAGACCAGATCGACAATCGCATCGGCCGGGTTGGTGGCGTCGAAATCGCCCGCGGCGCCTGTGACAGCATAGCCCAGATTGCCCCAGCTCCAGGTCGCGTCATCCACGCTCGGATGGGTCAGGAACCCGGTCGGCTTGTCGATGCCGTCGCCCGAGATAAAGGCCATGGCCTCGGCGCGGGAAAACTTGTCGGCAATGCGCTCGGCCAGCCAGCCCTCGATGTCAAAGGCGGTGTCATCCAGCAGACGCTGGCTCGCCTTGGGCAGCGCCGACAGCTCATGCAGCGGAATCGTGATCCGCTCGATCTGGGGCGTGGTGGTTTCCGTCGATGCCGCCGTCTCCGAGGCCCATCCGGCCCCCATATCGGTCTGGTCGATCAGCACATCAAAAGATGTCGCCTCGACATTCACCACACTGGCGACCGAACGCAGGCTGGAGGATCCGCGCAGAACGCCCTGGATCGCCTCCGCGGTCTGCGGATCGACCAGATAGCCGCCCTCGGCATTGACGGCGGTGTTCAGCGCCTTGCCTTCCAGCTCAAGCCCGCGCAGACCATCGTCATCGCCGGTGCGCAGATAGGTGCCCATGGCTTTCTTATGCGGCGCACCTTCCTGGGTCGCAGCAGACAGCGCCGGGCGCGAATGGGTCATGGTTTTGGTTTTCAGCATCGAAATACGCTC